GGTATGTCTGCCTAACTTTTTCTTAGGCTTACCACTTGCGACTATTTTTAATTGCTTTGCGTTTTGCGTTTCCATATTTAGCCCCTCTTGAATAGTTACAACTTGCACATGCTGGTTTCAATGACCCAACCCAAAGTTCCGGTGACGGAAAGGAATCAATGGGTGGGTCATGGTCTAGCGTGGTTGCAACAGCCTTTTTACAATAAAAACATAGTGGCTTTTGTGCCAAAACCATTTCTCTTATTTTTTTGTAATTACCGTTGTATTTTCTACTTTTTAATGTTTTCATAAAAAATATTTATTTTTTTCCAAATGTTTTTGGCTTCGCCGGGGAGAGAGAAACGCAGAACGGCGGCGTATTACGCAAGCGCAATTTATTAGGAAAAAACCGCATATTATTTAATCTACTTTGCTAATCAGCACATGCAATGTACCAGTGCCACCGGCAGTAACAGCCCAAAGATCTTCACCATCTACTAATGACAACCTAACTTCATCACCATTATCCATAATGTAGCCATTAGTTGATGTAACTCCACTGTTACCAATAAACACTTCATGCTTAGCGTGCAACAGCACATCCCTTGTTACATTATCAACGCTAATGATTGATTGACTTGTACCTGTTACTGTTACCTGGCTAGTTATTATTGCCATTGATCTGTTCCTCACTTTGTAATCTAGCACGCCTGAACCGCGCAAAATCTGTATGTTGCTTCTTACCTATCCACATCTTGCGTTGATGTTCCATCTGCACACCAGTATGAGCATACAGTTTATACCCAAAACTCTTAGCCCTAATGCACCACAACAGATCTTCACCAACCCATTCATGGTGCAGTGGCATATCCTGATAGAAGCACCACTTATCTCCCTGATGTGTTTGATCCGCTTCTTTTACAAACCTTTCAAACACTGACCTATGCACAATGATTGCACCTGTACCAGCCGCATCTACTTCAATCACACTATCTTCTTCATAATCATGTACTGCATATAACCCATTGTCTGTACCCAACTTAAATATGCAAGGCACTGGTTCTAGGTATAACTCACCCACTTCCCAACCACCATGCACTACACCTGACACAATAGGCCGCTCATCCTTATCGGCGGCCGCTACTAACTTCTTAAAATGATCAATAGTAAATCTTTGATCTGTATCTATCTGCAATAGCCAATCATCAGTTGTTTTGTTTAAGAAGGTTGCAACTATCTGATTACGCAATCTGCTAATAACACCTGATCCTTGTAGGCTAATAAACTGCCCTAATTGCTTTTGTGATCTAGCCACATCTAAAATGCTTGTCATGAAATCAGTGACCACATAACCAGGTGATGTTATGCCTATTGTAATTTTCTCTGTATCTTTCAATGCCAACCCTTCTTCTTAAAATGATCTAATGCTTTACAGGCGTTAATTACACCATCATCAGTATAGCCATAGCGATTGCCAATATATTTGAAGCCCCACTGCAATTGCTTAATTCCTGATGCAGTTTTCAGATATGTAGATCTACCTTGTGGAATCCCATAATGGCTACCGTTTTTAGCCTTTGGGTCAAACCGGCTTTCATGGTGATATAAATCAATTAAACAATAAGTTTGATCCACATCATTTAATTCAATTGCTATGTACTGTTTGTAATGTTTTGGTTTATAGTGTGGAAGCCCAAAAGCGGGTTTTATATTTATCAATAATATTATTAAAACTAATAAAACTGTTTTTAGTTTTTTATTTGATACCTGGGTAACTTGGTTTTTAGGAAAGCCCCCCCTACCCCCCCAAATTAAATTTAGGTAGGTAAGGAAGTCTGACACCTGGTATAACCGGCCTTCAGTGTAAGCCCCCACAAAGCGGCGTAAAGATAACATACAATCCCCCTAAGATGTAACTCTTAAAATGCGGCGTGTTTGGCTTTATCTAAAATTTGGCAGGTAAGGCACGGATCATCTCTCATAATCCATGCCCCACACTTATTGCATCTGATTGGTTCGCTCATGCGCTCTTTCCAATAGGACATCAACCATCTCTAAGAATGGCCTACACTCACGCTTTTGAACCATATAGAACCTATCTTCATGATCCCTTTGTGCATCATAATAGGTTCTTATTGTCCATTTAGGCTTTGTGCTAACTGGTATAGCAAACAGGTGATGGGTTGTCTGACTAATTATCACATAGGCAAAAGGTTTGACCATCTTGCTATCAAAGCCGCTAACCGTATCCACAATCAGTGGATTGTGTGGAAAGTCATCAACATCCCTAAAACTTCTGCTACTACTTTTAACTTCTAATACAAGCCCATCAACTATGACATCCTTTTCATTTTTGGTCTTATCTTGTATTTCCATTAAATTGCTAGCCATTGTAAATTCAGGTACTTCTACCCCTGGTATTCCAAAACTGGTTAAAAGATCGGCCACATAAAGATTATAGCCATGACCTTCTAACATTGCTTTGTGATAATTAAATTTACCCATTGGTTATAGCCATACATCTAGGACATGTGCCATCTGACAAGATCCTGGGATCATCACACCACACGCAACGCAAGTGATCAGGTACAAACTCATTGACCACACCACTATCAGTAAATGTAGATTTAAGACCATCAGGTCTAATAATTTCTAACTCACCCATTAGTTACCTGCTCTTTGAAATACCACTTTCCATCTTTGCTTAGAGTTGCCCATCTAGCCTGGCAACCTTTAGGGCAGGTGTAACCGTAGTACGGTGTGCCACGACCCTTTGCAATGCCCTGTTTAAGAATCATTTGGCCATGATCGCAATATTGAACTGCCGGTATATCTGATGCAACTGCATCAACTACCTGATCCAAACTCATTGGTGTTGGATCTACATCAGGCTTTTTTTCTTCTTCAAATTGATGGCGCATAATTCTTTCCATCAATGCTGACTTACTGCCGGGTTGCCCATAGATAGCCTTTGGCATAGGCGTGCTTTCAGGTGTCCTAGATAGCAATTCAGAATTTAATTCTTCAGTAGGTGTAACTGCCCAGGTCTGCCTGTTCTTAGCCGCAATCACTTCTTGCTTTGATGCAATCCTTTTTGTGGATGTTTTCATTGCCGCGATTATTGCGCGACCCCATGCAGAAGTTTCACACACCATAAGTTCAGAACCAACTGTCATGCCTTTACCTGGGATTTGTTCCCAGGCACATGCAACACCAGGCCTTACATCATGTGGATCACGGTAACAAGCGGCTGTATAAACAATGTAAGTTTTATCTGCTACTTGTACGATCTCATAAGGTTTATTTGGGTTATACGGTTGCAGTGATGCTTCCGGATATAACTCTTTAAGTTGAGCAATACGCTCAGCCACATCAACATAATCATTCATGTTCATTAGTTATTTTCCCTGTCCCAAAGGCTGACAACCTTTTCCATTAAGTAATCATTATCTTCCTGCAATTGCTTTGTACGCAATGTTGGATGATTAGTTGTTGGATAATTACTTACTGTATATTTTTGTACCTTCACACTTGCTTGTCTTGTATCGGCACTGCCGCGTTTGTAGCCACTCTTGAAACCTTTATCGTAGCCATTTTCAACTGCAATAATCCAGGTTGCAACTAATAACAGTGCAACTAAGGTAAATAGGATTATTACCATTAACCAACCGTATATTTCATAGTTCATATTTCACCGCTTCCTTGAACTTGTCTAACCAATAGGCTTCAACCATTTTGGCTGATAACCTTCCTCTAACCTGATGTGCGCCAATAGCCTTCTTAGCGTGTTGTCTGATTAGAGAAGCCTTAACAAAATGCTTACGCTTTTCATCAACATAAGCACCTGATTGTTTATCGTATTTAACTAATTCCAACACATCACCTTTTCTAATTCAGCCGGTAATTCCACCGGATCAACATTATTTATTACCTGATAGATAGAACCATTTGGGTGTATAGATGGTGGAAGCACTACATAGCCTTTGTGCTTAATATCTATACCAGGTATTACCTTGCCTTTGAATTGCTTACTCTTATCTGCAAGATAATAAAAGTGATAGCCATTGTCTGTTTTAACTGTATGGGTATTACTGGTTACACATAACCGCCTATAAGATTCCCATAAAGTTCTTGATGCAATATTGCGTATATCAAAATCCAACACAACTAGATTTGATTGTGCAATTGCTAGGCCAATATTTAGATCAGGTTTGCTGAACCATCTTTCAATCTGTTTAATGTCCAAGGTTGCATCTAGGTAGCCATGTCGTAAGCATGGTGCAGGTTCTTTGGATTGTGGTTTTAATGGCATCACAAACCAACCCTTTTCTGCATACGCTACGGCGTTCATAAAGCACCACCAAATACACTATCTGCCCACTCACTAATATCTATATCTCTAAAATAAGTAGTTTGTGTTTCTTCATCATGTATTTCAATTTTTTCAGGTATTACTATTGTTAATTCAGAATTGATTAAATTACCCAAATCAGCAGTTTTTAATTTAGTAATATCTACTATTTCACTACACACTTCATTTACTAGATCATCACCATTACTGTCTGATTCTATTTCGGCCACAATTTTTACTTTTGCCCACACACTAATTCTTTGAGTATTCATTAGTGGTTCACCTTTTGATTCTGTACATACTCAGCCAATAAACCAAACAATTTAGATTTTAATCTACGCACCGCATCATCAGGTGTTTTACCATAAGATGAAAAATGACCCAATACATTTGATGTTGATGCAACATAATTATCTTGTTCTTTTGCGTAATGAAAATCAATCTTAGTTTGCAATACGCTTTCAATTGTTGTTAGCATTGTTTATCCTTCCCTTCATTCTTGAACATCTGTCACAACGCCATTCACTAATCATTGGTCTAATTGATATTGCGCAATTTAACCAACATGTTTCCATATTACATTTATCGCACCAACGCATATCAGTTGCCATAAGTACTTTCATTATTTGGCCATCCAAACCCTAGGATCAGTACCGGCACAACCTTCACACCAATCAATGACTTCAGAAGCAAATTTCCATAATCTTGTTTTATTATCACTTTGAATTAAAAAACCATGATTGTTACAAATTAAAGCGTACTTGCCGCCATCTGTAACACAATCAGCATAATCAAGAATTACTGTTGTATTGCTTACATTTTTTGCTTTTAACATTTTAACCCCTTCCGGTTAATTGCTTTTACAAATGCAATTAAACACCATAGGGCTGACAAATGCAATTGCCAGGCACGGCGTGTTGTGTGATCTACCTCACCCAAAGGCCTTACCCATAGCAGTGAACGACCCATCAGCGTTAAATGGAATCATCTCTACGCTTACATTGCCACGCTTAACATGTATGATCACTGCCCCGGCTTGCCAGTTTGCGTAGCCTTTAATGCCCAAATAAGACATCTTTTTCATGTCACAGGTATGACCACACTCAACTGCCACTAAAACCCGCTCTAAACGGCCGTTAAAGGCTTCTGAATGGCATTGGTAACCCATCCTATGAGTATGCCCAGTAATGGTTGAGCGACCCCACCTTTTAGCGATATTTAACGCCGTACCGCCGCCTGCCCTGGATATTGTGCCTTCATCCCCATGACACATAACAAAGTTAGTTCCTGGGATTGCAAAAGGTTGTTTGGCGTAATGAATTCCTAAATCATCAAATGCCATAAATTTTGCATACTGCAACTCAGGTAATCCCATAAGCCCTGGGATGCGTTGTAAGGATTTATACAATCTATCGGAATGATTAGATCTTGATACCACATCAGTTTTTAGATCATACAAAATATTTTGGCAGGTAATCCGATCATCATCTAGTGTTTGCATAAATGATTCAGCACGGCCTTCACTAAATCTTGAAATAGTGTTAAAGTCCATTTCATCACCAACATTCAAAACTAAATCAAACTTAAAAGCATTGACCAGTTTTTTTAGATTGATGATCGCTTCATTAAATTGAAATGGAACTTGCAAATCTGACACCACTAAATACCTTGCATTGAAGGTTTTATCGCGTTTAGTCATCATCCTCATCTTCTGTTGGATCAATTCGCGGAATGATCTCATTGGGTTTAGTTGTTGGATTGATCCAATCAGGCATTGATGCACCGGGTTCTGTTATTAACCAAAATGCAACATCAGAACTAAAGCCTGCCGCTTTTGCGGCACGGTACATCTCATTGAGTGTTACATAATGTGTTTCAAGCCGGTTTAATTGTTCGGCTTTGCGTGGTGTGCGCCGCTTTCGCTTTGGCACTTTTCGGGGTTTTTTAGTAGCCATAGACACCAATTTTAGATCATATGATTCCGCGAATGGCACGCTCAACGCCTTCTTCCAGGCTAATTTTTGGCGTGTAGTAATCGCTCATCATGGTTGAATCACCGACCCGATAGGCCACACCTGCCGGCTTATCGGTTAGTATCTTGAATCTATTAGCAGATGTCTTTTCATATCCCAGGGTTGCCATTGCTATTTTTGCTAACTCTAAAAATGTTGTAGGCCGACCAGTACAAAGATTAACTGTTTGATTGCAGTTACTTTTAACCATCTCAATTGTTGCATCCACAACATCATCAATGTGTATAAAATCCCTAGTAGTAGTTGCCTTACCCCAAATGTTAAATGGATTGGCGTTCATAATTGCACGCTGAATAATTGATGGGAATGGGTAATCTAAATCCTGATCAGTGCCATAACCGCTAAATGGTCTAAGAGTTAATACCTTTGTGCCTTCTTCACGCAAGTAATTCATCAGCATTTCACCTGTTAGTTTTGTCCAGCCATAAGTCATATCAGGCTTACCGATTTTATTGAAGTTAATGTCCTTCTCTTTTAACTTACGCTTTTTAGTCAATGTTTGTAACTCAACAGGGTATGCGGCAGATGAAGAAAAATAAACTACATAAGGTTGTTCTGTACGCATTGCCCAGGTAGCAAACTCAGCATCAATGGCTAGATCTACCGCTAAAGCCAATGGTTCATTTTCTATCATCATGCGGCCACCAACTAACGCCGCTAAATGTATTACTAGATCATATTGTTTTGTTTCCAACTGAAAGAATTTACGACAATCAACACCAGCCTTTAGATCTACTAAAGTTAAATTGGCATTAGGTAATGCACGCCTGAAAGCCCTACCAACAAAGCCATGTGATCCAGTAATTAAAATATTCATTTGAACTTAGTTACCAAATCTGCATACTCTTGTGATCTTAAATATTTTTGTAATGCCAATAGATCTTCTTCATACCATTTAGGTTGATTTACCCTGGCATAACCTTCATCCATCTCAGCCTTACCTGCTACTGGGTGTAGATGCTCAATAATTACATCAGGCAAATATTTAAGATAGTTCAGATCTATACCCAATTGCTTTACAAAATTATCAAAGAATAAATGGATACATCCTGGGAATGTCATGCCCTGTAATTCCATAACTAGATCTCTACTCATTCCAAAGGCTGTTGGTAAGTTTTCACCCTGCAATAAATCATTGCCATAAACTATGCCAGTATTTTGACCTAACGCTTGAATAAAGGCCTTATCCCAGTTTTGGGTTCTAGGTAGGTGATCATCACCCATGAAAACAAAATAGTTGTATAAAGGAAACTTAGCAAAATCCAAAAGATAAACCGCACCGGTATTAAGAGAAGCGGCACAACCACCTGTTTTATTATCTGCCGGCAAACATTTAATGTTTTCATTTTTTGCGTACTCATTCCATTTTGGATCATCATTATCAATAATAAAATAAAGATCCGCTTCGGTTTGTGTATCTATAAAAGCCTGTGCCAATCTTGCGGCGTTTTCAGGCCTGCCCCTACTGGGTACAACCACGCACATCTTCATGGCCATAGGGTAGGGGATAAGGCTGACTTACTTCTTAGATATAAGGATTTCGTATAGCGTGTCTAATTTTTGTTCTATGCGGGCAACTCTACCTTCTAAATTATGACCACCATTACCATCAGGCTTTAACTCAGATAGATAATGCTTAGTTAGCCAACGCACGGATGCAACAAGTGAACCAATAATTGTTACGCTAGATACTGCTAACGCCATCCAATCGTTCATGGTCATTTGCTATTGATGCCAAACTTGTCATCTTGTGGATCAAAATAGCGTGCTAAAGGTGCAACAATAGCCCCGGCCAAAATTGCGTACTCAGCGTTCCAATCTGCAATTAAAGCCAATGCAGTTGTTATAGATGCGGCGGCAACGCTTCTTAGATATGACTTTAGAATTTCTTTTTTCTTCTTATCTAATTTCATTTTAATCCTAACTGTTCTATTTTTTGTTTAACTTCATCACGATCTAACGCAATCTCAAAGTGCATGTCATCTTTACGCCTTTTGTAATTGCCACCCCAGGTTAAACCATATTTAGTTATTAGTAGGTTAATTGTATTACGCTGTTCCTTATTAAATGTATTTGACTTGCCCAATGGATGTTTAATTGCATTTAAATCTATTGCCGTGCCTGATGCGTGATTACTTAAAATTCTATCTGATCCTCTAGTTTGCCTAAAGGCATAACCCCAATCATCTAATTGGCCTTCATCAATTGATTCAACTAATTCATGAAAATCTTTAGCAAAACTTACTAAGATTGGTGCAACCACTTTCGCACATGCAAACCTAATCTTTGTGCCTGGTACTGTAAAAGTTTCAATGCCTATTGCTTTGCGATCTTCACTAGCCGGCCAACCATTAGGGCTAGTTAATTCTCTAATTTTTGCCATCCAGCAAGTTTAACAATTTAAACGCTAATTGCTTTTAGGCTCAGCACAATCCCTTAAGATTATGCTAAAAGTAATCTAGCCTCATCTTGGGTGATTCCAAGCCGTTGCAATAGTTTAGCCTTATCCTGAGCCTTTGCTTCGGCTTCGGCTTTAGCAATTTCTTGCGCTGTCTGTTCTGCATTATACTGAGCAAATTCAGCGTCGTTCATTTCACGATCAATAATTTCATCAGTTTCAATGTTATGAATGCGCACTATTGGTCTTGTTGATTTACTCATTATTTAACTCCGTAAAGTAAAACTGTGCCTGTTGATAAATTGCCACCAGTATTTGCGAACACTAATGATGTAACGGCTGTGTTTGCATAATAACCACCAATTGAGATAGCAGGTTGCGCACCGCTATTATATGTTCCATAACTAGAGATGGCTTTGTAATTAGCAGAACTTGCATAATTATCAATTGTAAAAGTCCAAACATTATTTGCATCAGTTCTTGATACGTTTGCAACGCTACTACTCATCAAAAACCATAAATTTCCAGTTATTGTTTGAATTGCAGTTCCGTTACTTCGTGTGTAAGCATGTTCTGTTGTACTACCATTAACTCTAATGTTCATGCTACCATCGGCAGTTGCATTTGTTACTCCATAAATAACACCATAGAGTTTATTATATGAACCACTAATTCCTGAAATGGTTGAAGTTGCACCGCTTAATGTGTGGGTTGTCAATAAAGTCATACCACCACTTGCAGCAGCAGCCCCAGCACCTTTGATAAATATAGCGGCTGATGAACTAGTAAAATATAATGTGCCGCTTTCATATTGTGCTAAAGCCAATGATGCAGATGTATTAACTGTGGCTGTGCCAGCAGTAATTGTACAAACTCCTGATCCTAGATTTGTAATTAAAACTGTATCTCCTGATGCAAACAATCCTGTATTAACTGTAATTGTGGTAGCACTGGTAGATGTCATTGATATTGCAGTTCCAGCATCAGCCGCTACTAAAGTATAATTTGCAGTTTTAGCAGATGCCGCGCCACCTAGCATTGCAGTTTGTTGTAATGATGTCATTTGTGCGGCTGTAAGAACTTGCCCTACGCTAAATGATTGTTTTGCCATTTACACACTCCTAATAAGCCAAAGAATCTTCATCAAGTAGTCCATCTACGGATGAGTTTAACACAATGCCAACTGCAAAGGGTTGAGCGCATGTAAAGGTTACCAGGAAAGATTTAGGGGTAATCTGATAGGTAAGACCTGTTATTACGCTATCTGTAACCACATTGCCAGCCGGTAAAGTCTGAGTTACTTCAATTGGATCAAACATATCTAAGTTCAAAGCGGCAACTACTCGGCTTGAATCATCCTCACCAAAGGCATCAACAGTTAATGAATTAAGTTGGATATCAACGCCTTGTTCTTTTCGGGATGCAATAATCATTTGTGCTTGATTCAAGGCATCCGTTTCGGTTTGCATAATGCCGGTTCTAATTCGGCTATGTTGGAAGTAATCCTCAATGCTTGTTAGATCGCTTGCGGTCTGACCACTCAACCCTGTTGGCGTAACTGTAACTTTATTAATCATCTGATAATCTGAAATATCAAATTCAACCGCTTGATAGGTTACATCACCTGATCCCGGCACATCACTAAAGGCTGTAACCGTGCCACCTTCTGCAACTATGATGTCATTGCGTGACATGAATTTAGCGTATCCGCGTTCATCCATATAGAAGGCACCTAGATCGGTGGCTTCTACAACCTGACATGCGGCTAATAAAGATCTTGAATTACCATCATCTGCCTGCACTGTCGTAGTTGCAGTAGTTGAAATATCTCTCATACCACCTGGCCATTCACCGGCATCAAGCAAACTGGATATTCTTTGTGCAGTAGTTTGTCCGGCTGTACCACCACTAACTGTTGTGATAGTGGTTAGGTTTAATAATTGAAATCCATCTACACATGCCAAAGTTACATAAGCCGGATCAAATCCAGTAGGGCTTTGGTAATTCCATTCTTGTACATACATAGAACCTAAGTTGTATGTAACACCTAAGTATTCTGCCGTAAAGCGAATCTTGCGCATTGGCTTGATTTTGCCATACAAACTAGATCCAGTATTGGCAGGATTAAATTCACCTGTTTCATCAACAAAGGTAATGCGTGCAGTACCGCCGGTAAAAGAATCTGATGATCTATTAAATGCACGGCGTATATAACATTGAGTTACAAGTTGAGTTATATCAACTACATCTGCGGCGGCAGTACCTAGTACAGAAAAATCCAATGGGGTTGCAGGATCATCCAACACTAATGCCGGATCAAATGTGGCCGAACTTGCAAAATCAATTTCTGCCTTAAATATTGCGGCCGGCATTATCTTCCTAAGTTAGTTAATTGAGTTACTGCACCTGATCGGTTTAAGTTATACAAAGCATCCTGGATTACAGATTGCAATTGCCCTTCTGATATAACTGATCCGGCTACATTGACTACTACACTTGTACCCATCCCACCCATTTTGTCTAATGGTATAACCGCTTCTGATCCGGCCTCACCAATTAACGCAAGAGTAGGCTGATTTACAATACCACCATCTGCCATTTTAGGCACACCGCCTATTAACTCATTTAATCCTTTTAAAACAGGTGATATTTTATCTAATCCCCCCCTTACATTTTCACGCAATATTATTGTTTGTAATTCTTTTAAAGTAGGTTGGATTTCTTCAATACTTTCACGCACTTGGATTCTTAATAATTCTAATTGTTTCTTTTTTAATTCATCCATTAACTCCAACATTTTGCGTAATTCATCATTTGATTTTAACAATTGTTCTAAATACAATTTTACCGCTGATGTACTAATGCCCCATTTTTCAGATAACATTTCAATTTCACCAGTAGTAATTTGGCCATCTTCAATAACTTTTAATACATCTGCGTATCGTTGTGCTTCATCTACTGCGGATTTAGTTCCATCTGCTAACTTTTGCAATATCTTTACACGCAACTCATCTTCGGCAGATAATTGACGACTCAACGCGGCTTGTAAATTTATGCGATCAAGATCAAACATGGCTGATAGTTCAGCCTTCTTTTTTTCTAATGCTTGTTGTGCGGCTTTTTCTTTAGTTACGGCCTTTTCTCTAGCCAAAATATCTTTTTGTATTTTAGCCAAAATCTGCTCAGTGGTAAGTTCTTTTTTACCATAAAGTCTTTGTTTTTCTAAAGCATCAATAGTTAATTGTGATAACCCTAAATAACCGCGTTCTTGTAAAATTCTTTTATTTCTTATATCAATACCGCGTTTTTCTAATTCTTGCAGTGTTGTACTTTCACCTACTAAAGTTTCTAAAAAGATTAAAACTGAATCTATGGCGGCTTGTCCAAGCCCCTTTGAAAAGAAGCCAACATTTATATCAGCCAATTGTGTTGCGGCAGTATCCAATTTGGCAGAGAAAACATCTAAATTATCTGATCCAACTGCTATGTAAGATGCGGCAGTTAAAAATCCTTGTCCTAAAGTTTCAGTTGCTTCACCGGCAGTAATTCTAAATCTTTGTAATTGACCTGCAAAAGTTTTAGTTTGCGCTTCGGCTGATCCACCATATTTATCTAAATTTTGCATCAATTCAACAAAGCCCATTGCTTTGGCTTCTGCGGCAGTAAATCCAACACCTAACTTACCAATTGCGGTGTATTGCCCTATTGCGGCTTTATTTATTGCATTAAGAACTGTATCTAAACTTTGACCTGTTCCGGCTGATATATCCAAAGCCTTGCTTAATAAATATTGCGCTGATTGTAAATCGCCTGTTTGTGCAATTAACTTTTGTAATGATGGCACTAATTCATCTTCAGTAACATTTGTAGCGCGTTGTAAATCTGCTATAAATGTTTTAACTTCAGGTAATGAAAAATCTTGACCTATACTTTTCAGCGTAAGTTGCAATTGCTTGTCTAATCTTTCCTGCGCCAATGCCGCTTGTATAGAGTTTTTGGTAAATAAAGTTAAACCTGCGGCGGCGGCTATTGCACCTGTTTTAGCAAAAGCCTTTAATCTATATGTGCCAGTTGCAACAAACTTATCAAAACCTTTTAATTCTTTTGTGGCACGCTCTAAGCCCTTTTTATCAAACTTCGTTAGGAAGTTAATCGCTACATATTGACTTAATGCCATGATTAACCTCTAAATTCTTTGCCTAGATATTTTTTAAGTACAGTAATCATATTATCATTTACCTGGCCACCTAATTGTTGTGATGCCCTGTAAATCAATCTTTTTTCTTTGTAGTTTGAACTATTGGCAGTGCCTTGTAATTTACCGATAAATGCTTCACTGGCATTTGGGTTACGGCTTGTGCGCCTTGTTCTGCCCTTAGATTTTGATGTACCAAAACCTGCTAATTCATAAATAATACCTGGCACGGATTTATTGATTACTGCTATTGCGGTTACGCCAAAGGTTACACCTTTAATTCTTTGTATTTTACTTTTAGCAGTGCTTATTCTTATGCCGCGTATAACTTCTGTTTGTGACCACTTCCATCTACTTCTTTTACTCTCACCATAAGTTCTACCCCTATGCACTTGATCATTAGCCCAACCCCATGCAGGTGGGTAAGAAGGTTCAACATCACGCCATCCTGGGAATGGCTCATGTGGTACAAAACTTTGTGCTAATTTTGCAACAGGCTTTACAGCCTTGCTCAATTCCCTTCTAAATTCTTTTTGTAAATCAGGATCCATCTTCTTCATTTTTTCTAATATTTCATCTAAATTTTCAACATAGATTGAAGAAGGTAAAGCCGCCAATGATCTTTGGCGGCCAGGCAATCCTGCATAAAAAGGTTTCATTTTCGCCTAACTGTTGCCTTCTTGTTGTTGTAATACTTTTCTTGCAAGATGGCTTTGATCGCTGAGTAAATCGCTGGATCAACCTCTAATAAATCTTTAGGGCTAATACCTGTTGCCACCGACACGGTAGCGACTTCATAAATTGATCCGTGTCGGTCTATCCATTTTTTGAATCATAAATCAAATCAACATCTGAGTATTGATTAATGTAATCATCACCAAAGGCTAGATCTGTTTTACCTGCATCTTTTTCTAATCTCCAGGCAAACCACCACAAATCAGATTCCATTTGTAGTTCGCCTAATCTCTTACGCCAGCCGGTCTTAAATTCGGCTTCAAATGCCACCTTAGCGGACGGCGTAAGATCATAGGTTACTTTCTTACCATCTTTTTTAACAATTTCAATTTTGTGCATTGTCCCACCTTTTCTTTATTACGCGCTTGTTGATTTTGTTAATGCTGTTACTGGTAGCGACACTGACACGCTTGCTACTGCATCAACAGCACCGTTAATTGGTGTCCATGATGAGATTAAGCATGACATTGTGTAACTAGGATTTGTTGCACTTACTGTTCCTGATACTGGTATTAACTTTATATTAAGTTTTGTACCTAGTGCATCTTCAAACAGTGCGTTTACTGATGCGGCGGCAAAGTCATTGAACAGTTCCAAATTTAATGTCGGCCTTTCAATTCCACCGATCATATTCTGGACGGTATCGGTCATTGTAGAAATTTCTACCTGATCAACTTCGCGTGCAAGGCTGACGGTGCTGACATGATCGCTGATAGTTGTAGTACCTACAATCACGGCAACTTTGTTACCCATAAATATGGCCATATTTTTCCTCTCTTACTAACCTATCAACTCTACTGAATATTGATAACTTAGGTAATCAATATTAGCGGATGTTATTGTTCCAGGGGATGCAGACACAACCCTCAGAGTTTGTACAGCACCGCTTAAAGTTTTATCAGCCTCAATCGCGGATTTAATTGAAGTTGAACCGGATGAAGCAAGTAGCCCATCCAATCTTTCTTGCCCATTTCTTTCACTCATTCTGCCAACTACAACAATTACCTGACATGTTGCAGAATCAAATCCTCTATTTAATGTAAAGTCATAATTCATTGATAACTGGCCAACTATTGCAAAAGCATTGTTGGTAGGTATGTTTGTAGAGTCAGGCACATAATCAAAAACACGCAATCCGGAGATAGTCTGTAATGCGGTTTTTAGATTATCTCTAACGGTGCTAGGAATCATGCAATTACTTCTTTTTTGTACGCTCTGACCATAGCAGTTATATCTCTGCCCACTGGTGACATTCTTACAACGCCTAGATCACCTAATCCTAGTATTCCACCTGGCGCATCTTTACGCTTGTATAAATCGGCGGTCAATATTAAGCAAGCCATATTTATATCACTAGGCACTGACGGCCAACCCCATTTTGCAGTTACCTGAACACCTGGTCTTAATCCATTTTGTGTAATACCTGGAAATATTGGCCAGGTTTCAGTATTAGATACCATTGTTAATTGTGTATATGGTCTGCCTAAAGATGGTGCAGTTAATGGATCTAAAATATAATCTGTATTCAAAGTTAAACTTTTTGTGTATGTACCATTACCGTTTTCATCTACTGCAACGGCTAAGTTTGTTGTAGATCCAATGTCATCTACATAAACAAAAATATCTGAGTAGGCACGGTAAAGCCGCGCTGATGCATTGGTATCTAAATAAAATCTACGGTTAGCAATCCGATCAATAGATCTTGATGCTGATTCAACTAAATCTTCTAACAGGTCATTATCAGTATTATCTGATATAGACATGTAATTCTTAATCTCAGTTAATGTTGCATATCCATTTGTTATAGCCATGATCGGTATCCAAATTCTGTATTGCCCTGGGACATTAGACAAACTCCATTCTTTAGATACCGATCATAGTTAGAATCCAGGCGGCGGAAGGGTGGCCGCCTGGAAACTTATTTCATTAGAAGGATGGCGCGGCCAAACCTGTTCCGTTAATTTGTGCAATTGCACCTGGATAACGCTCACCTGTAAAGGCTGACATTCCAAACAAAACGATATTCAGCGCGACCTTTCCGCTTGGTTCTTCAAAAGTCACGTATGTTGGCGCGGCGGCTTCTTCCCATAGGTGACATTCATTTAGATCCACAACAAAGATTGTGTCTTGATTTGTACTTGCACCTTTGTTGGTAGCAATGTTGGCATCAACAATGATAGGCAATCCTAGAATTGAGTAACCTGAGTTACCGTATGTAGGTGTGCCATTACCTGTACCCATTGAGTTCATAGGGTTGTATGCCTGTGGCACAATCAACGGCCTATTTGAACTATCAACGCCTGCTAATAGGAATCCTAAGCGGCGTGGGTGCATGATCACTGCATTTGGGTTAGCAAAAACAGTTGATTGGATCTGTTGAATTGCATCTGCAATCTTTGGATATAGACCTGCAACTGTTCCGGTTGTCGCTGTATAAGTAACAAGGATTCCAGTTGTCATGTTCACAAGTCCTAATGGTTGTCCATTTGAACCTGATCCATTAAGTAGTGAGTTATCCAACTTAGTGTGATAATCACGGATCAAATCACCTAACACAATGTTTTCAATGTTGTATCCGCGTAGTAATGCTTGCTTAGATACTGATTGCTGACCAGCAATGGTATTTACATTGACGGTTAGTGTTGTGTCTGCAATATCTTGTGATACTGCGGCGGTGTTTTGTGATGTTTGGTAAGCGGTAATAGTTCCAGTGTTAATTTTAGAAATTACTACTGACATACCTTGTGTAGGTAATTGATGCTTGCGTGCGGCATCCGCGAATGGGCGGCCGGCGCGTGCTAATGGTGCATATAGATCAACTAGGTATTGTGGCACTACTAAGCCTGCAAAGTTAGATGTTCCAACTGCACGCTTCTCAATTGCCATTTCCTGTTGGTGTCTTGCTATGCGTTGTGCGGCATCTGCATCAGTTTTGAAGTTTGCCTTTAACGCATCAGTTAAGAAATCATTTCCTGATCTCTCAGAATAAGTTAGTTCTTCGCGTGTAACAGTAAAGCCACCTGCACGAACTTCCTTCTTTGGTTCAACATTCGCATCAACTTTAGCGGCTAAATCAGCGGCCTTTTGATTGCGGATCTCAATATCGGACATCTGCTCAATTCTTTCATCCAACTTTTTGATCTCTAGGTTTAGGGCTTCTACATTAGCCAACTCAACCTCTGATAGATCGCGTGCTTCTTCTGCGGCACGATCTAAAGTTGCCTGAATAAGAGATGTCTTTGATTCGCGCTTCTCACGGAGAGAAGCAAGAAAAGTATTAGACATTTTTCTCCAATTTGTTAGTTGTTTAGTGAGAAGGTGTAACGCGCCGGTAATCGGGGTTAGGTGTTCTACGACTTGTCAAAATTATATCTCTTTTTTCAAATCTTTTAGTATTTGTAAGGCAGTGTTAAATCTTGTTTTATCATCAGATCTATTTTGGTTTGCAATTTTCTCTGACCATGATTTACCAGCATCTCCACCCCACAATGCCCAGGCAATGCGACCATTAGAAGGATAACCATCTTCACCTGGGCTAAAGCCTTCAGCCTTTTTATCTACTTCATGGCGTGCAAAAAAAGATACCATTCGGTTCACTGTATCTAAAGATAAACTTTTACCATTGACAATATCTCTAGCCCTGGCAATGCCAACCTCTGTACCACCGCGACCAAATTCACTGCGCCAATCTAAACCTTTTTGCGCTTCTGATTTCATGCCGGCAGTAGGTTCATAACCTTCTGCTCTACTCTCACCATATTCTGCAATGTTAATGGCAGTTAGTTGATCTTCTGCCTGCGCCTGAGTTTTATGGCAACCAATTAACTCATTAGTATCAGATTTAACTACTGCATACCCTTCACACTCAGGATGATTACTTACTACGCTGTATGGCATCTAAGATCTTCCTTGCTTCATCTAATCTAGGTGTTAATTGTGGTTGGCCTTCACGCATACCTGTAACACTAGCCATTTCACCATAAGCACCAAAAGTAACTAAAGATACTTCTGCCAAATGTGCCTTAATTCTTTCCATAACACCATCAGGCCTTTTACGATTTTTAATTGGCATAAATCCAACTGATAATTGATCTAATGCGCCATCTTTAACTAACTCTAATGCTTCATCACCTTCGCGGGTTTTTGAAATCTTAAATTCAGCGTAAAGGCCTTCATCAGTTTCCCTTAGCAATGTGGCACGGCCTAATACATTGTTTTCACCATGACCCCTAAGAAGTTTTACCCGGTGTGGTGCTTTAATAACTTCTGCAAAAACACCTTTTCTAAATACTTCAATCATTGTGCTAGTGATGCGTTGTTCCTTGTTGTAAGGCACGGCAATACCAAAGATGGTGCGACCATCACCATTGGCACGCAACTCCAAATCAACTGAGTAACTTCTATTTTCTATTTTTTCTTCAGACATAGTCATTATCCTCTACTGTATCAACCACATCACTTTGTAATGATTCATCTTCGGCTTCTTCACCAATTTCATCATCTTCGTGATCCATAGGATCAAGATTTTCATAATCTCTTACTTCATCCACTGTTAAGAAGCCATTAGATAATGCAACTGCATAAGCATCATATCTACTTGCAGTATCGGTCTTTAACAATGAATCATACTTAAATGCGGCTGTTTGACCCCGGACAAGTAAATCAGAAAATGCCGCTTCTATTCTTTCTGCGATTGGTTGTATTGACCATTTAATCAATTGTAAATTTTCTTGTTCAACATTTGAATAGGTACGGCTAGAATTTGGTGATCCTAAGAAGTATGGTGGCAATCCTAAAATGTTTGCCGCTTCTGTAAGTCCGGCTGTTTGCGCTTCTACTAATTGAGATTCTGCCGCATTGCTACTTAACACTTCAAAATCTGTTGATGCGTTCATAACAACAGGGGATCTATTGCGTGATGAGTACATTGCCATCCATGCAGTTTTTAGCGCATCCGCTTCTTCCTGAGTTAGATCCGGATTAGCAGATTTAATTACTGCGGTTGGATTAACACCGCCATCAAAGTATCTTGATGCGTACTCATTGATTGCAATCTCTTTACCCAATGCTTGTTTAGCAACTGCCAAAATACCTTTACCAACTAAATCACCTGGCATTGTAAAATTTTTAATGTGCATAATTTCTGATTGATCATATACACGCTCATCAATGCGATAAATGATTCTGCCTTTTTCTCTTGTAACTTGTACGCGATCAGGCGCAACAGGATAGATGCTGTCAGGTAATCCATTAGCACCTGGTTCACCTAATACTGCAACATAGTTACCGTGAATAATTAACGCGGCCGCCATTGCACTAATTGTTTCCATTCGGGTTTCAGTAGGAACTGGCCGCATTAAAATTTGTGGTGTTGGTATTACTTCACGCTTGTTACGATATGCACACAAAGGCAATGCACCAATAGCATCACTAATTAAAGTGATACCGCGATAGATTGCAGGTATGCCTAAAGCGGTGTTTTGATCTACATAAGCACCTGCCCAATTACCTTCAAAGAATCTACCAACACGGCCTAAAGAATCTACATAGCCTTGTGATGTATAAACTAAAGATGGCTGGATCTGTCTTTTCAGTAATCGGCCTAGCATTATTTACCTCTGTTTTCCAAAGCAATTCCAAATAAAACTAAAAATGCACCCGATAATATTACCGCTACTAGTGGGTTAATTGTTGCGACACCTGCAACTATCAATAAAGAACCTGACACCTGCAAAATAGATGATAAGTATTTCATTAGTAAATCTTACTCCTTGCCACTGGCTGATCTTCTATTTTTGTTACCACTCCATACCGTGCCAGTGTAGCCGCTACCAGTGGTGTTATGTTAGTTGTGCTTTGACGATTCCATGCCCAGGAATCACCCAATGGCCGTTTAGTAGATCCCATAATTGCAGTTCTTAAATTAGGATCATCTAAGTGGCTTATAGTTTTTGCTTGTACTGCATCATAAAAAGAACCACATGCCCTGGCGTAATCACGCAAGTGAATAGACATAACGCCAATGTTTTGTTTTTCTAACTCAACTATTAAAGAAGCCGCCGGTGATCCTGTATCAATAACCACCTTTGTGTTGTACTTTTTGCATAGTTCTACTAATCGTGGCAAAACCCAGGATGTACCCTCTTTACACTCAATCAATTCAATAGGCGTAAAATCTCTAACTAAACCGGATGCGGCTATTGAAGCACGGTCACGCTCACGCGATATATCTACACCAAATACAATCTTATTGCCAACTGTAATATCTGTTCTAGCCAAAGAATCCCAAAGTTCAGTATTGATAACTTGCACTGCATCCCTAGATGGCCAAACATTCAGCCATTCCTTTGTAAAAATATCCGGGCTATTAGTTGCCGCCGCTTCACGCACTGCATCTATCAACACGCCTTTTTCTTCATGCAATGATGGTATAGCCTGATACCAAACTTGTTCATCTAAATAATCAAATTCATCTAATGATGGACACCATTCAAACCAGGCTAGTTTGTTTTGTGGTTCTGCAATCTCTCTATGGCCAATCTCTCTGTAATGCTCT